CACCTCCGCCACCACCAGCAACAGCAACAGGAACCCCATTTACTATTACTAGTGAAGCTCCGCCGCCGCCGCCGCCGCCGCCGGAGTATGGTCTCGGACCAGCAGCAGAACCATTGGCTCCACTAAAGCTGCCAAATCCTGATAAGTTAGTACGACTTGCACCACCTATTCCGCCGGGTGCATTACCAGAATTACTTGATCCGGCAGTACCGCCGTCGCCAACTACAACTTCAATAACATCATTTTTCTCTACGCTAAAATTAACCTTGTGAAATTGACCTGGTGCTCCGTCACCGCCACGACTGCCGGCGTCCATACCGCCACCGCCACCACCGCCACCCCATAGATACGCAACTACATCCATTGCTATTGGAGCCGTTAATGTGTATCGCCCGCATGTTCTTGTATATTCTGACACTACGGCTGTGGATCTAGTGTCCCATAAAACATTATCGTTGTAGTCAGATATAGTCATCCCAAATCCGGCTACATCGTGTTGATTAGCTACTTCGAATCGTAATTGATTAATACCTTTAGCTAAAGTGATTGGATATCTAGCAGGAAATGTTGACCAATCTGTAGTTCTATAGCCTCCCCAGCCCCACCAGCCGCCGTAACCATACCATCCATAGCCGCCACCCCACCAGCCACCCCACCACCACCAATGATGATGTTCAACGGTTTGTGTAGTGCCATTTACTTTTAAGTCGTTGATATAAACTGCGCCGGTATTGTCTGCGCTTGATCGAATAAAATATTCACCGGTATAGGGAGCGTCAAAAATTCTGTAGATTGTATGGCTCCCGCCTGCATTTGTTGTGTTAGGCCATACTGCATACTGCCGCAAAAAACTATTCCATCTACGATCGTCCCTTGCGTATAATACTGGAGGGCTTTGAACAGGATTTCCGCTTGGTCCAGAAATTCCAAATATGTTTACTATAGGTTGTCTATCTGCCATAATTAGGTGTATTTGAACCAGAAATCTCCGTTTGAACCAATGGATGCATCAGGATCTCCGGTACTTATGAACTTTCTACTACCGTCCCAAAATACACTTCTAGTCATTACGTACTGGGTGGTAGCAATCTGTGTATTATTAGCCCCAAATGTTGGAGTAGGAGCCACTGGCGTACCAGTAAATGTCGGGCTGTTAATATCTGATTTAGTATTAATATTAGCAACCAAAGCTGTTGTTTGCGCTAGATTTACTGCATCAATCTTGGTATTAAGATTAGTGACATTGACATTTGTTGTCGCAATACTAGCATTAATAGCTGTTACATTTCCTTGTAAAGCTACATTTACATCTTTAATATTTTTTGTTAATCCATAGGTGCCTTCAGTATCGCCTATTAGACCCAGTATCGTTTCAACATTTCCGCTGATAGCAATATAGGTATCTAGATTAATCTGATCTACTCTATTATTAGTAGCACGTATTGCAATTTGAGCGTTAGCTGCTGTTAAGTTTGCACGTAGTTGATTTTCTTCATCAATTCGACTAGTTAGATTTGCATTAATCACTGCTACATTAGTAGATAACGCCGTAGTGGCGTGATATCTTGCATTTTGAATTTCGCTGTCTAGATATAATTTAGTAGGAATTCCAAAATTACTAGTAGCGTTTGCTAGTACTGTTATTAATCCTGTACTACCTTCGATGTTTAAAACATTTGTACTGGTACCATTTACATTTGCAAATAAACTAATATTCCCGTTATTAGTTTGATTGTTTAAAGTAACTAAGCCAGCTACTTCTTTTATTTCTAAGTTATTAGCACCAATGGTTAAATTTCCAGTTAAATCAACATTACCAACAATGTCTGATCCTACTGTAATCCATGTTGAACCATTAAATGCTTTAATATTATTTGTGCTAGTATCGTACCACAATTGACCTTTAATTGGATTTGCTGGGCTTGAATCTAAAGCAAAATTTTCTAATAGATGTACAAAGTTTTCATTGGTTTGATCACCATAATTTTGTACTAGCCTACCAAATAATGTAAGACTAGTACTAGTAGTATCTTTAGTACCATCTAGTACTACAATTGCTGTTCCATCAGTCTTATTAACAAAATATGACATAGTTTATTATCCTGCGCTAGTTAAGTTAGTTAGAGTTTGTATTCTAACTGTGTAATCAATTTGAATTAGTCGATTAAGCGATTTTTGCACAGGGTGGAACACAACGTGAGTTAATAATTTTCCTGTAGTAGTTAGCCCCGATGTTCCATCAGTGCTACGAGCTTTTAATCCAAGTTCGTCAAATGTGTAAGTGTCATCTAAGGTTGTAGAATTATCAAATGCACTTTGCCCAGCTGGCTCGCCGTAATCTAATAAGCAGCTAATTACAAGATCCGAATAGATACGCCCTGGGGTGTGTCTAACTTCAATTTTATTTCTAGTAGGGTCAGTATTTAAGGTGCTGGTGTTATCTACAATCTTTGCAAAAGTGGGATTATACAAATTGCTATTACTTGTATTAATGTTTGATGGCAAATAGTTAATAACTCCAGTTGGGTCAATACTGGTCCCACCATTACCAAAATGCATTTCGTAAATGTAGCTCTGTCCTTTATTTGCTAAAGTATAAGCGATCGCTTCACTAATGTTTTCGTAGTGGATAGCATTGCGTTTATCAACATATACTTCGCCTGAATTGGGATCAAAGATTTTAATGTGTCCTTGAACATACACCCCACCATTTTCGTCGGGTTTTTTTTCTGTTTCTGTAGAATTACTCATTGATAAGTCCGTATTTTTGTCCATATCAGTATTTAGCTGTGGCTTTGTCATGGTATATAACTCACTTGTTCTTTAATAAATTGGGCTGCATCACTAGTGCTACCTTCTAATCCAACTCCAGTTCCTAACGGAATCCATAAATTACTTTGTACAATCGACGTAGGCGTACTTAATGTAACGTTTCCAGAATTATCAATTTCGCCTAGTACTTTCATTGCAGTTACATTTGCAAGTGTGTATTGCCAACTGCTAGTTGAAGGAGTGAAAATCGACACTGTGTTTGCTCCCCCAATAGTAAGATTACCAGAAACAAATTGTACAGCAACTACATTTCCGGAACTAACAGATTCTAGTAGTTTTACATTTGCGGTATTGGCATTTTGTGTAATGTAACTTCCCACATTAGCAGTAATTGGAGATCCTAATTGTATTCTCCATGTTACGTTTGCAGCAGTTTTAAATGCTCCCGAAACTGTAGAAATTTTTGGTGCAGTATTTGGCAATCCTTGAACCAAGCTTCCGTCGGATACTCGTGTTCCTGCAAGATGAATATTTGCTGATCCTGTTCCATCAACTCCTCTACGTAATTGTGATAGCGTATTTGGATATACTTGTTTTACATTTGCACTATTAATGTAGGTAGTGGCGTTAGCATAAACGTTAGCAAGGACCAAATAAGTATTACCACTATGTGCAATCAAACTATCAACTGCGAACTTAGTATTTGGAGCCCAGCTGTCAGCTGATGCTAATTTCGCTGAATCATATTTTTGATAATAATGAATTAGTTCCCCATTGACATAAACTTCGCCTGGGATTCCTACGCTAGCACCGGGATCTGGTAAAATTGATGCATCTGTAACAAAAATATCAGTATCGGTAATATTTAAATTTGCCGATAATGTAGTAGTTGCGTTAGCACTTATACGATAAAACTCAATATTACCGCGCATCGGCTGGAATTCTCTAAATCCATATGTAGCTGTATTACTTGCATTATTAGTGAATACTCTAATCTCTAATGCATCAAATACTCGACCGGGTATTAATTCCTCTGGGGCATGACTGTTATATGCATCCACATAAGCACCACCAACAATATTAATATCTTCAGGTCTAGTTCCTAGTGCAGTATCTTTATAGAAACTTGCAATATTAGAATCTAATAAAGTATCAATTGTTAAGTTAGTAATTTTAACATTAGCAGTACCTCCGGCTATAATTTCCGAGATGCTTGCTGCTTTTGGCACACCGTTAATTGAAATGGTGTTAGCAGAAACAGTGAATCCAGTTGTACTATGTATAATCTGAATCACATTGGCACTAGAATAATTATGCAACACGTATGCGTTTGCTCTTGTGTTTGCTTGTGTAATATAATCCCCTTCTTGTAAGCTAACGTTACTGTTTAGGGTAATAGTATAGATAGTTTCAATTGGAGGACCTGATACCATGATTTCACTGTGGTCAATACTTATAATTCTAAAATCAGCATTGTTCTTAAAATCAAAATTGTACTGTCCCTGGATACGCAGAGTATCGTTTAATTCAAAACCAATCTTAGCAAAATCAACTTGTTGTATATTTGCACTAGTTATACGCATTCCAGTATAATTAAAACCAATTACATCACTAGTAATAGCGTAACTATTAGCGTCAAAGGATTTACCTAAAACTCTATTACCTGGGTAAGTAGTTCCGAACATTAACTGTCCAAAATCTTTACCTGGTCTTCCTACTTCGGGGTAATAATATGAAGTGATTCTATCGGCCGCTGATAGAAGTATGTTTCCGTCATCAATTCTAGAATATCTAGAAAAATCAAAAACAGACTGACTACTTACATTTGCATTTGTGGCAATATAAGCAACATTATTATAGTATACGATGTTTCCATTAGTGATATAGACATTGCTATCAATAGGATTAATGCCAACGGAATTAAAAATATAATTTCTAATAGAGTTTGACCCCGAATCACTTATGTACATACCAGTACCGTCGTACTTAAAATACATTCCGGTTGGAGTATCTGTGTTTAGTCTAAAACTATTCGACGGAATAGCAGTTGAAACGTCCCAATTAACTGTTAAGGTATATTCATGCAAGTAATCATTTTGCTGACCGATTACATATAATTTTGACCCGTCTGATTTAAATCTAACTGATGTGGGAATATTATCTTGCACAGACACCACTAAATTTTTTCCAGAATATGTAGCCGTTTCAACTTGCCATGGTGTTGTTAAAGTATATTGATAAACAGTATCGCTTAATGTCCCGACAACATACATATTAAGACCATCTTTACTAAACTCGACGGCTCTAGGACTTGATTCTTGAGACGAAATACTTTTTGCTGAAACATTTGATGCAGTATTCACCATCCAAGGAGTTGCAAGTCTATATTCATAGATATTATCTGTAGTGGTGCCGGCGATGTACATTTTAGTACCGTCATCTTTAAAATATAATCCTTGAATATTTGTGTCTTGAGTTGCCACACTAAATGCGCCTACATTTGATGCTGTAGTAGTATCCCATGGAGTAGATAATGTATATTGATAGATTCTGTCTGAATCATTACCAGCAACATACATACTTGTTCCGGTATCGTTAAAGAATAATTCAGTGATGTCTGAATCCTGATCACCGACACCGCTGTTTAGATCGTTAAATTCTAATCTATCAAGATTCCATGCATTTGCGTTATTACCATCAACAACGATTGTTTTTTCATAAGGAGTATTTGGTTGCCATTCAACTATATTACTTGTGTAAGTTATTCTATCAAATTTTATAGTTGTTATAATGTCTCTAACAGTATTGTAACTTCCGTTAATATTATATTCGTTATTTAAAATTGGGTAAGCTGTTGCACCCGAACCAACACCGTTGATATACACAGTAGGTGTAGAAGTATAACCGCTACCGGGATCAGTAACAAATATACCAGTTAATTGTCCAGTAGCAGGATTTATTGTGGTGATTGCACTTGCACCAGCCCCACCACCGCCAATGATTTCAACGTTAGGCGCAGTAGTGTAATTTATTCCCACATTTCCTATTAAGTAATTTGTAACTTTATATTTGTAATTTTCAGCATAAGCAGAATAAAGAGGAAGAGTAAAATACCCAGCATCCGCTGCGGTATCAATGTCTGGTGATTTATAAATCTCAAGATCTTTATAGTATCTTCCAGGAACATCAAAATCTGTCCAAGTGCCTGTTGCTTCGTCTGTTTTACTGTACAGAGGAACGTATTCTCTAACAGCCGTACGGTAGGGTTTGGCTTCGTTGATGTATTCGTTATAGAAACTTTGATTATCTCTAATATAGTTCGGAATCTGCTCTAGAGTTCTTAAATTATGGAATATATCAATGAAACTAGTCTTAAAGATCCAATCTGGACTCTTTTGTTCAGCAAAAATATAATTAACAATAGAGAAGAATAATGTATTAAATTCAATTGCTAGGCTATTAATTAAAATTTCTTCATATACACTATTAAAAATTTTACCAATTTCTGTGCCGGCTGCTGGATCAAAATCCACAATATCAAAAACTGTAGAGTCAAATCCTGCGCCCCAATTTACTTCGTATAATCGACTGTTTAGCGTTAATGTTGCATTTGCAGCAGCTATTAGCGTTAAACTAAGATCACTCTCTACTCGATAAATTAGCCAATTTCCTGCACCGTCATCTAATATTTGAATATATTGTCCGGCTACAAGATCAACAGTTTGAATCGCTCCGTAGTTTGCAACGACGTAACTTATGTCTGTTCCTGCAACATATTCCGAGCTATACCAATCAATTGGATCCCACCAAATACTAGTTTTATAGCTTTGAATATATTTTAAATCAAATTCTTTAGTAACACCATTGAAAACATATAGAGTCCAGCGACCGTCGTATCGAGAGTCTATTGGTATTAAAATAGTATATCCATCAACAAAAGTATCCACATCAAGGTATGACAGTTCTGCAAATGATGCTACTTCATCGTCATATACTGTTGGCAAGGGTTCTTCTGCAAATAAAGTTGATGCATTGCTAATTAACAGAACAGGATATTGAACAAAAATATCATTTAAATTAATTACAAAACTTTTTAGTGCTTCAATGCGATCTAAAAATACTCCTTGTCGAGGACGTATTAACAATCCAATTCTATTTTCAACTGTTAGTTTTGGATCTGGTACTAATTTTCCAGCTTCGTCGAATCCTCTGTAACTTTCGCGTAGCTTGTTAATAATTCTCTGTGGCAATACCTGACTAGGGTTACCTTGCTGTATAAGTTGATATTCGTTGTGTATAAGATTACTATTTTTTATATCACAAGTTTCTATATGTAAAACAATGTCTTTGCTACTTAAAAGATTTGAAATATTATATAAAGCAAAACTATTTTGTGCCATTGGCCCAATATAAGGAAGATTTTGATCTTTTGGATTGCTTATATATTTTTCTAAACTAGACACACTTAGTGTTCGCTTAGATTTAATAACATCAACAGATGTTTTATCTCCAACCCAATAATAATATTTTTGTGAAATAATTCCTGTTGCAGGATCTACTATCGTTACACTTGTGTAGGCAGAATTGTCTTGATACTTCGGAACTCCGTCTCCTCCTGCCGCAACATATTGACTAGGTAAGAAATTACTTTCAACCCATTCATAAATTTTAACTTGGCTTCCTGGGAATAAATTACCCCAATTTTTTATTCTATATTGTAAAGAGCCTTGTTCGTATTCAATAAAACTTGCTTGGCTTGTGTCCCACCAAGTTCTTCCTACATGTCTATTAGACCAATAGAAAGTAGAATTTTTTATTACATCAGAATTTGCAGTAGTGTTATAAGAAGCCGGATCGTATTCTTCTTTATAATCTAGTTCCTGATCTACTACTCCCAATATCTTTCCTTTTGCAGGATCATAAACATCAAAGAAATTTAAGATAGTCTGAGTTTTTTTATTGTAGATAAATGCAGAATCAATAGCCGAAGGATCAACTTGGTTATTTTTATATCTGATTAAATTCCAGCCAGATCTGTTATCTTCGTTATAGTAAGTGTATATACTACCACCTGACTGTACAATATTAAAATCGTTACTTACGCCTACTGCCATTGAATCACCAACTAGACTAATGCCGGAACCAAAATTGTATCCGGTGTCTAGATCTGGACCTACTAACTTTTGTGTAAATGCAAACAACGAAGGATTATCAATTGATTCATAAGGATTTTGCATTAAGTCATACATATAGACTGCGCCCGAATCTTTAATTTCATCAACAAACACTGTACTTTCGCTATCAAAAGTAGTCGCCGAATAACTTGAGTCAAACGTAATTGGAATGCTAATATCAGCACCTTCACTACCTATTGCTAAAACTCCAACTGCCTGCGATAAACCTAATGCTGTACCAAACCGTTCGCCAACATTATTTGGGTGTTTGATAATCTGTGTCTTTTTATATAATTCAATTCCAAGATCAGCAAGAGCAGTACCGGTACTTCCGGGCTTAATATCTAGTTTTTCATTGGCCACAGCAACATCGCTATTAATTCTTAATTGTCCTTGATAGTTTTCCGCAGTAACTCCGGGAATATTAGAATTGTTAATAGAAATAACAACACTGTCTAGACTAGTTCCTGTTAAGACAACATTCCTGTCATTAATCACTAAAGTATGACCCACAGTAACAGTAGGGTTAGTTATAGTTCCAGTTACTTGACCATACACTCTTCCAACATTTACATAACGAGTTACCAGACCTGATCCGTAATTGATTTCTGCATAGTACGGGCTGCTTGAATATAAATTGCATCCAGATCCACACATTGCCAATATACTTCCAAATTTTTGTCCTGTTACTCCAAATTCAGACGCATCAATTGACTGATCCAACACAAATTGGTTAGTTTCGATCCTTATTTTCTGCCCGCCAGCTGGGGTTGCAAATCCCGGGAACTGTACAACATTTAATGTACCAGAAGGTCTATACCAATCTACGTTTTCTTTTAAGACTGTATTATTAAATAATACTCTATATACGTCATTAAAATCGTCGGGTGCAGTAAATGTACCCGAGAACCCATCAGTTGTAAATTCTGTAATTGTTCTGTGATAAACATTAACAGTGCCTTCGTTGGCGGTTCCGTTAATTGATTTATAATTAGCACCAACAGCAATCATTGACGCATCTCGATTGACAGCAATTGCACAACCAAAATTTGTATCTGCTGCTCCAGTCAAAGTATCAATTAATTGATAGTACGATGATTTTTTAAGTATATCAAATCTTTCAAAGAGTGTAGGTGCGGTCCCAAAGGTACAATTTGTTACTTGTCCTGCCGATCCTACTGTAATTGTTAGATCGTTAGCAGGTGACGTACCTCCTAAATCAGTACCCGCGATTGTTAAGGTATCTCCGGCTGTATATCCAGAACCGGCACTAATTCTAATAGTATCTGTATAAACGCCAACGTTGCTATGAATTACAGTAAACTTAGCACCCGTACCTGTACCGCCTGTGGCACTTAAATTTGTGTAGGTTAATGTTCCGGCGCCGCTTATTGCATTTCCTGTAGTAGTAAATGCAGTAATACCGTTTGAAGCTTGTGTTATTGTGTATTCAACTGTCGGAACATACTCTGCTGATCTTAAAACAGCAAATACCACAACATCAGTTGGGTCTGTTACAGTTGATGATAATGTATATGTGGTACTTGCACCATCACCTTCAAAAGATTGAATGTCCTCTGTGCGAGTCTTTACTGCATAGCACATTACTTTATTAGCGCCAGGCGCACCTATGTAAAGATAAGCACCATCTCTACTCATTGCAATAGAACTACCAAATCCGTCGTTTGCTGTTCCTATTGAATCGGTTAAAACCTGTATTAGTACGCCGTCTTTATATACATAAACATACCCTTGCCCAGTTGAACTATCTGGTGCTCCTACAGCAAAATAACCATTGCCATTGGCAATTACTTTACCAAATCCACTTAGTCCAGTACTGTTTCCGTATAAGAAGGAACTGGGAATCCAAGAACTTGTACTTGCCTTCCCAAAAATTGCAGCTCGACCTGTTCCTGATCCCGGAGCACCAGCATATAGTAATTGACCTGTAGTAGGATCTAAGCTAACTGTTTTACCAAAGAAGTCATTGCCTGACAGCTTACTTGCGTCCAACTCAACCTTTGATGCATAATCCCAAGGGTCAATTTTATCATATACTCCCCAATTTTGATTACTATCTAAGTTGCTTACCCAAACTTTATCATTAGGGATCCAACCGGCCACTGGTCGAATTGATTCTACTTCATTGAGATAATCAATTTTACTTGAAGTTAGTTTAAACAAAATGCCGACACCAGCAAATGCTTGTGTATCAATCATTTGTTGTAAGTTTTGATATAATCTTACATAAAATCTTGAACTATCAATTATACTATCAACTTGATATACGCCATCAAATTTTGGTTCAAAGTTTTTTAATACAATTAAATCATCAACAGCTAGTCCGTGTTCTCTATCAAAAATTACTTCAACTAAATCATCAATATTATATCTTAATCCATAAACATAACCATTAACTAAACTTGCTCTATAAACATTCCAATTTTTATCAAAATCTCTAGCTACCCAGATTTTATATCCAATACCAATGTTATTAACAATTGTAGTTAAAGTCTCGTAATCATTTAAATTAAAAATAGTTGCATCAACATCATCAAGATTTACAAATCCTGCTACCGGTAACGGTTTATAATCAATTGGTTGATTTATATCAGCTGTTCTTAGTATGTTTGCTTGATACTCGCCAGATGATTTAAAAACATTTCTGTTATCAAATGATAATACGTCTGGTTCTTTAACTACAGTATCATCAATTAATTGGAAGGCCGTTGGGTTACTACTAAAATCAGTTTCATTTAATTCAAATTCAACAAACTGATTAATATCAGTTGCGCCGTACTCACCTACACGAACAGCCCAGTTTTCGTAAAAATTAATATCAGTATCCAGATTTCCAAACACTGATCCTTTTAATGCATTTAATGCATTTACTGTTCCTTTTTGCTTAATAAACCCTTGATAGAATTTACTTTGTGTTGTTGGATCGATACCAAGATTACTAAAATAATCTCTATTTCTAAATCCAATTAATCCGTTACTAAACAGTTGTAGGTCTTCGTTAATTGGTTGATTATCAATATCATAGAAATTAATACCTTGCTGAGCATTAGTAGCAAAGTTATTAATCATGCCAGATTTAAGTTCGGACGCTGGAATTAATTGCCAATTGTTAGTCTGGAATTGATCTGATGCTGTAATGTTTTTAATGGCAGTATAGAATCTAGATTTATACTTAATAACAGAGCCTTTCAGATAGTCCTTCCCCGAAGCCCACTCATCAACGACATCGCTACTATATATAAATCCAGGTAATTCAAGAGTTCCGTTCCAGCTTGCGGTTTTTGCTCCAACAAGTTTCAATCTATATTGTCTATTACCTAATTCCGGCACATAGATGATGTCATTAAACACTGTAATATTGTCTAATATAAGCAGGTGTTCGTACTGTATTAAATCTAATTCTGCAAATCCAACAGTCTGATCAGCATTTGAAGTAAATGTAAAAGTATTATTTTCTCTGTTTATTGTAAAATTATTTTTAATAATTGGTTTAAAATTTATGTCCAACACTCTACTAGAGTATGGCATATTTTTAATTTCGTCAATAGTCGCTTCTCTATCGAATACTTTAAGAACAGTAGATACCGGGCTAAGAACAAGAACACTACCAGGGCGCCATCCTTGACTTGACCAGTGTAAAAATTCCTTGGCGCTTAGAATCCAATCTTTTTGCTCTTTAAGATCGTTATCTCTATCAATAAAAATAAATCCTTGCGCTAGTAGATAACGCTGGTAACTTACTAAGAAATCAACTACTTGTTGTTTTGTATTAAATTCAAATCCATAAGGAACAGTATATTTTGCTTTTTTAAAGTCTTTGTAGATTGTTCCGCGTTGATTGCCAGATGTAATAGTGTAGGCATTATTATTAACTTGGCTAGGAATTATAAAGAAGTAAGGATTAGTTAAATCGTACCCACTTACAACATATCCAGAAACACTTTTTTCAATAATAACGGCACTGTAGGTAATTTTGTTTACCGGACTTCCTTTATACAACTCAATTCTATAGTTTTCTTCAGGAACTACAACGCTGTCACTGATACTACTTGGGCTGCTTTGTTCAGCTAGCAATTCAATGAATTTCTTGTCTGTGTATCCTGCCATCTTATACGCCAATTGAACATCTAAGGCAGCAAGATTATCTTTAATTAATTCAGATGCAGAGTCTATACCTAAGTTTTTAACATAATCTCTGATCCAATTTAAATAACCAGAATTTCGTTCTATAGTTGAATTGTTATTATATCCCTGTACTAATAACGATGTAGGGGTAACGTGTTGCCCAGTACTGGTTATTTCAAATTGAGCTGTAACTAAATTTCTTGTATAGTTCTGAGTATTAGCCAATAAAGAAAAATATTTTGCTGGCTTTGCTAAGGCTAATGCCAATTGCATAGCAAAAGGAAACTCACTGCTTCGGCGCCATGCTGTTTCTGTTGGGCCAAAGTCTCCAACTGCATAACTTACGTTTGCTTTATTGCTATCAAAGTCTGCAATTAATCCAACCTGTTGTCCAGTAGCTGGATTTATGCCTCCAATTTCTGTTGGAGATTTTAGATTTCCGCTATCATCAACAGGAACCATAAATGATAAGTTTGGTCTTTGATATCTTAAATCAAATCCTGCACGAGATCCAGCATGGATATATCCTAGACTTAAGTCACTCCATAATAGTCCATTGCCGCCGGTATAAGGAGCTGGTCCATAACGATCTTCCCAGTAGCTTGGCTTTTCACTGAATCCTAACATTTCCCAAGGATGTGTATGTGGTCTATCAGTATCGTAGAAATATTTAAAGATAGCTCGCCAGGTCCCTGGAGCAGTTTCGCCATTTACCGCATCTCTGAATCGACGGTAGTTCCATGTAAATGGATCTGAAGCTGAGAAAATGTTGTTAGTTGTAAAGTCTAATCTATTAGTTCCGATCCACGATAAGAATCCTTGACTTAGAATTTGTGTAAATTCTGTTAAAGAATAATCAGTAGTTCTGAACTTGCCTGGCAGATAATCATGGATATTAAAAATATTAGTGTCGTATTGAACTTTAATATTGTTATAAATCCGACGTTCTAATTCTAGAATTAAACTATCTCTGAAATCGTTAAAGGCCGGCATAATACTACCATCGTGACCTTGGATAACAGAAATTGGCTCTCTGTAAGTATCATCTACGTAGATTTCTGGATAGTACTTAGGATACATCCCCATTTTAGTTGGGGTTTCCGGTACATAGCATCCGTCAGTGGTACTGTATTCCACTATGTCAATCTTGTCGCCGTATAATAATCCAAAGCTATCGTTAATAGTAATAGCAGGTCTATCTTGTCTAAAATAAAAATCTCTATCTTTAATTAACAATGTTTTTGTTGCAACACTATTAATTGTTCTTGTTAGATAAACTAACACCGCTTTATTACTAATAACAGTATCATTAAAGATATTTGTAATTTCGTAACTAGTAATGTCAGGATCTAGTACTGTGTAAGTTGGGATGATTGTTTTCCCTAAATCACCATACGGAAACATATCGCTATAATACCAAGGGAAGGAATCATTTTTGACTGCATTTATTTGCAGCATGATTGCATCAACACTTCCCGGGATATCATTTCTATCCAGGTCTAAGTTACTAGCTAAGTCTAAGAATTTGGTTTTAAATTTTGTATATTCTCTATTTGCTAATTTCAGAGAATTAATAAAATTCATTGTTGGGTGATTTAAAAACAGCCCAGCATACACAACCGGCGCACTGTGTTGCAATACACTTCCGCCTTTGTTAGTATATTGTATATCTCTAAGATTACTATTTCCGGGAACCTTACCAACAACATCAAGACTGTTATTTTTAAGCGTAATTAAGTGATTACGCATTTGACCTAGCGTTAAAGTTTCAAGATTCACATTTAAACTATTAACATCAAGGTTTAACGGAACTTCATAAAACGCATTAGGTGATACTAAGTTTTTATTAAAGATACTAATAAAAATAACATCGTCTTTAACAATGAGATCAGGATTAACTAATACTGCATACTGATCAACTACGCGAGTAACAGCAAAATTTCCGATATCTAAAATTTTGTTATTAACTGTTACTTTGATATTAGGATTGATTACGCTAGTATCAGGAACATTGTCAATAGGAAATAAGTTTGTTTCTCCATCATACGCAAATTGATAATTTTGATACTGATGGCTAAAATCTCTGTTAATTGTCCATATATTCAATCTTTGGCATGTAGATGCGCTTAGATTTTTTTGTAAATATCCTGCATTAACATTTATTGTATTAATTCCCCCGTTACCTATTAGGTAATCGAATGACTGTGTATCATAATCGTTTGAAAACTGGATATCACCTTGGCTTACAAAATTCTTGTAACTTAAAGGAAAACCAATAATACTGTCATTTACTCCTGTACCTCTTTTATAAGAGAAAATCTTTGTACCTGTGAAAGTAGTTCCAGGATAAACTGACGAATCAGTAAAACTTATTCCGCTGTCATTAATAACGTCAAACAACGGTTCTTGATTGTTAAATGTTTTTTCTTGAGATGCTTTCCAAGACGAACCATTATAATGCCAATGCTTTCCGCCGTTGTCTCCGGACAAAATTAATACTGTATTTCCGGCAACTATTTCTGCATCATCGGCTTCTTCGATATAAGCCTTGTAAATCAATGGGTCAGGTTGTTCTGTTGTTAGTTCTATTGAAAACTTGTAAATCTTATTTCGAACATTGTTATTAATATCATTAGAAAAAATAACTCTATCACCGGTGGTTAAAGTTAAATCTCCTACAGTAAAAGTTTTTGTATCAACACAGACTTTTCCTTGTATCTGTGTAAAAGCATTATCAATGGTTGTGTCAAGTATATCAACAGGGAATTTAGCTTCTGCACCAAAATTAAACAATTGTAAGTCAGCATCAAATTCAATAATTGGACGACTGGCTCTAAGATCTTGATTAAAGATCGCATCTGTTCCGTTGTAGTTTGCAGTTTTTTGAATCACATCCATGTGGAACCAACGATTAGATCTAGTCCATGGATTTTGATCAATGCTTGATCTTTTTATTGTAATATAGTCCTGCACAACTGGTTGCAGATAAGCGTTTATTAAAGCATTAACTCCTGACCCACCGGTTAAAGTAACAGGATTTGTTGGCAATTTTGAATAGTTGCCCCTGTCTTTAATTTTAAACGCAGAGATTGGTCCAGAAGTTGGCGGACTCAGAGTAATCGTAGGGGCTGAAAAATATCCAGCACCGGACGAATCAAGAACAATACTTGTTACTACACCATCAGTAATTACAGCATGAGCATATGCACTAGTGCCACTAGAAGGTGCCGATTCAATAGTTACCGTTGGAGCACTAGTATATCCAGATCCTCCGTTGATAATTTCAATTGATAAAATCGCACCAGTAATAGAATTAATTGTTGTTGCAGCAGTTGCAGTATCCTCAAATATTTTTGTTACTATTGCAGTAGCAGCTTGAGTTCCGGTTCCGCCGGCAAATGTTAAGCGATCTCCTACTAGGTAATTTTTACCTGGCTCAACAATAGTACTAGTGTTAATAGATTCAACGGATACTAAATCTTCTTCTGCAATTAATGTAATGCTGATACCAACACCTTCAACATAGTAATTTTTATTTCTCCATGCCTCGGGCGCACTACCATCAAATCGTACTTTTAATCCATTGGTAAATGTAATTCCATTTGGACTAGTATAGTTCAGCTGGCCTAAAATTTGAGTGCTCGGGTCTATTTCACTAACAGTTGGCTCAACTAGTTGTATTGAACCAACTGCATTGTTATTTTCTCCGCTTTGATAAAATAACACATCTTGTGGAGCGGTAATGTATGGAACTGATGTTAATAAATTTAGTCTAGAATAAAATTCTCGGCCAGCATACTGAGCACCTGCTTTTATTCTAACTTTATGCTCGTTGGCAATTGGTAATTTAGGGAACAATATAATTCGTTCTACATTGTCTTGATCTCGTTCAATCTTAATTGTAAAGATACTGTTTCTTTGCTCAAAAGGAATTATGTCATTTTGGTCAAAATACGCTACACCATCTTCGACTCTAGATGTATCAACCCAATAGGCGTCATCTATGTAAGCAGGATTTACAAAAATAATAGAAGCATTTTCAAGGTAGCGGACTGTTCCATCAACTCCACCAAGGTCTTCGTTAAGTTGTTGCGGATTTGCTCCAAGAATTTGATCAAATGATAAGTTCGTTGCATAATCAACATCATCGACAACTGGCATAGAAGTCCATCGACTTTGTGCTGTGCTCGACGGAACAGTGAATCTAACTATTCCTGATGATTGTCCGTTGTTAGAAACTCCTAATACTTGTTTAATATCTAAATTAGGCATTGCCGGATCAACACCATTCACACCCGGCTTTGATTGTATATAAAATTCGTTTCCTGGTTCGTTGATAACAAAATCATATACACCACCACGAGCTAGTGTAATAGTAGGATTTGGTGTTTTTCCGTACCCGGTAAATTCATATGTTCCTGATGTTGCATTGTATGTTACATCAAAAGAATAATTCAATGGCACACCAACAGCCGACACAACAACCGGATCAGGACCATTATCTAACCAGTAGTACTGGCTGAAATTAACAAACTTGTCTAAATCAATTCTAGGATTATATGTGTAATATTCGTTTTCAAATAAACGACTATGATTGTTAGTCAATCCGCCGTAATATTTGATTTTGTTAATAATATCAGTATAAGTTGTAGCAAACTCAATTTCGTCTGTAACTTCATTTTTAATTACTAACGAAGGCTCAAGTTGATAGTTCTGTCTATCTTTACTAGTTTCCTCAATATAGCTATCAGTCGTTTTGTATGATGGAGCTAATTTTCTTCCAATGTACCCATTGATTTTTTTAAGCGATGGTTCGCTAACTAACTGATCAAGAGTTGCATTAAGAAACTTTTTATTTGTTTCAGTTTGAAAAACTTCAGGTAAAAACTGATGAGTCTTAATAACGGCCATTACTTTTCCTATTATGCTATATTAAGTTGTCCTGCAGTAATTGCGCTGATAATTTGTACATTATCTACAGTTGCCGCACTTACTAAAATTTCATTTGCTTCTGCATTAATTTGATACAATGCGCCAAAGCTAGTTAATTCTGCAGCCGGAACAATTACCACGCTGCTTACGTTTGGTGTTAGTGCTGAGTGCAAATATGCACTCAATTCACTGAAATAGAAAGTTTCCCCAAAATCCCAGTTTGCAATATCAAAGTACGTATTAATTGCTGCAATAACCTGACTCTTAACATCGTTGTCACTAATATTTACGTTTGGATTTTTCACCACTTTAAAAGTAGCTCTTAGTGCATCTTCGGCTTTATTACCAAACAAAGGTTTAAATTTAGCCGGATTATAAATGATGCTATCGCTAATAGTTTTAAAGTTTTCAATTGAACCAAATTCTGTTCTTAACTCGTCGCTAGTTGGGGCAACTGGTTCTTGAACTCTATTCGTAGGATCGGTAATATAAGCATAGTACTGATCGCTATAACTTCTTGTTAGAATATAAAAGTCAATTAGATTGTTAGGACTCGGATCAATGCGTCTGCTATTCGGAGCATTGTGTGTATATTGGAACATTAAATTTTGTCGTCCTACCCTAGCAATATAATTTGTAAGTAATGTTAGCTCAGATCCGTCAGACTGAAAAAATTTGTTTTCGACGTATGCATAAAAAATTGTAGTTGCTGGATATAAAGTTATATTGTTAATAATATCTGTTTCTGATCCATACGACGATACTATATTAGCCTGATCAACTGGATTGTATTTGACAAAATTAAATTGATCAACTGCTTGAACAAAAAATACAAATTTATTTTCTGGATTTGTTGTTGGCTCTACTAAAGTTTTGAATAGATCAGGATCATCTGGCACTTCGTCTAAGTTGTCGTCGGGGAAAGTTACATAAATTTTTCTGTTATCTTCGAAACCATCAGACTCGATAACCCGATTATAAATTCTATAAACCTGACTGTAAAATAAACTATCTGATGAATCAGGCATAGTATTTGTACGTAGAACTTTAATAGCATCTAGTCTAGTAGTTGCAGTTTTACTGTCATATACTTTTATGTCTGGGTCATAATAAAATCTGGTTTCTCTTCCACTTTGGAAGTAGTAGTTTATTCCGCGACTAGTTACAGTATATTCTTGATTAGCAAACACAAACTTTAAAAACCAACTATTGTCTAATGCAGTCCCGGAAGTGTTTCCGGTATAGGTAAGATCAAAGCTACCGGATCCAAGATTGGCTGCATCAATTATAGTCCATAGTTTATTAACTATATCATATCTTAAACCAAAAGTTTTATAACTTAAAATATTATTAATAACTTGAGTTGTTAAAGACGAAGGCCAAGTGTTGGCAAACACCGGAATAACTTCGGCTATCTCTGCACCAGTAGGAACATTGATACTTAAAACAGCATTACCAACACCTGGGGTAGGATAGGAAATAATGCTTGCCCAGATAGAAGACCTTTGATATTCTGTTTCTATAGTTCCAGTTTGTAATTGATTCTGTGCGTCAAAGTATTTTCCAGTGGGTGCATTGAACTTTACTAAAGCACCTTGATTAAGATAAATGTAACTTGAAGCATCAAAGGTTCCAGTACTACGACCACCGCTAAACGATGTACGAGTCCATGTACCAGTAGGAGTATATCTAGTTGCTGTTTTATAATACAAATGTCTAGTAGGTATTTTAGCAATTAAAGGCAAAATCATATTTTGCACAATATAATTTACTTCGCTGCTACTAGTAAATTGGAATGTTTCTATTTCTGAAGAGTCTTCGGTATAAATGATTCCGTCCTCGGCAAAAATATTTGTACTAGAATATTTTCCTGTAGAATCAACTACATCTAAAAATCTACTTACACCAGAACTTGATCTATTAACTGCTTTAATCTTTAAGATATTACTAAATGTGGTAAAAGGTAAAACATTATAATCCTCCCCGGTAACCATACGGTTTTGCGTATAGTATTGTTGAGGAGCATTAGTTCGAATGTCTTCTAAAGTTTCTCTTGCAGATGCATTAGTAACTGTATATTGCAAGCTTGCCCGTACTGTTAATGTTTCAGCTCTACCAGTTCTTCCCCTATACGGAATTGTGACAGTTACCGAACTCATCTCTTCGGGAGTAATTTTATATGTTTGGTTATTACTTACTCGATAATATAATCTAAAGTTTCCAGTTGGAATGTTTGTAAAGCTACCATCGCCAAATACTAAATCAATTTGATCATTGGCTCGTGTGCTTACGCTGTATAAATTACGGTCTGCGGTATTATTATAAATTACATTAATTCCACTAACTGCAGGAACTTGAGTCCATAATGTAGTAGGATTGCCAGCTGCGTTTAACGAATATAGCCACACGTCGGCGTTATTGATGTTATCAAAATTAACATTAACTATACGATTTGGTAAGCTTTCGGTAATTGAAAAATCTAGATTTTTCAATTCGCCTTGTTTAAAATAGAAAAAGTATCCGGTATTATTTGACCCGTTGCCTTGATTATCGTTTCTGTATAAGAAATTAAAAACCCCGCTAGGTGCAGGCTCGCGCTCGTATATATAAGTTTTATCTGCAGAAGTAGGACTTATAATTTCAAACGGATATGTAACTCCAGCAATACTTGAAGTATATGGCTGCACCGGAATCAAGCCATTTAATAAGTCAATTGCGTATTCGTCTGTTTTTACTCCGCTTAATGTTTTTGTAGCGCCGGGCTTACCAATTGCTTGCGTACTAACTAAAGCAGCGTTAAGAACAGCGGTAAATTGTTCTAACCAGTTCTCGTTGGTACTATCGTTCCAATTAATTAATTGATTACTTAAATTAGTACCTGTGCTATCGTAAATTATCTCCGATGTGCTTACATTCTGAAACTTTAAGTATCCTGCTGCTGGTGTGCTTCGCTTTGGGTTATAACTAATTAATCTAGCTAGTTTAAGTATGCTATCACGGCGTTCGGCTGTATCTAAGAAGTTTTCTCTAGCGTTAATATCTGTTCTGAAAGCTAAACTTTGTCCTAGGAACGCAATTAAATCTATTAGCGCAATGTATTCTGAACTTTCAGTAAAGTCATTGAAATCTTCTGGGTAGTATGTACGCAAGTATTCAATCATACTCTTGCGTAATGTTTCGAAATCAAAACTCTGGAAATCAGCTTCTCTAAAAGTCTGATAGATCTTAGTCCAATCTTGTCGGGCTAATAAACTTGTTTGTCTAGTAGTAATCGCCATAATCTATACCTATATTCAGTATTTATGGCAAATAAAAAGTGGTATTATTATGATGCAACGAGGTTGTTTGTGTTGGAATTAAATTCTAATCTTAGTTGTTCAGAATAATTTCCGGGCAAGAAAGTAAGATCAATTTGAATTTGTATTCCGTGCTCAAATTCATCTAATAAAACATTATCTACACGTAAGCGGGGATCGTAACTTACTATTCTTCTTACATCTTCGACAATTGTTGATTTAACGTCGGCTGTCAATGGTTCGTACAGCATATTCCAAATAATGCTACCAAAATTTGGATTCATCAATTTCTGACCTTTTCTTATGCTAAAATGATTTATAAGGTCGCGTTTAACTAATTCTGCGTCTGTTAGGCGAAATTTTTTAATTTGGTTAATTGTACTGAAGCCACGATATCTAGTCATAATATTATTTAATCCAATTTACAAGCATTTTTAAGGGGCAGAATCCGTGGAGATGTCTGCTCCTAGATTTTGTACAGCAAATCTTCCGGCATTATAAAATAACGAGCCCGGGCGCCCTTTACTATCTTTTTCTTTTCCTTTTTGTCGCCAATCCTTGGCTTTAGTAGCAGGCAAACTATTTGCAAAACTGTCACCTTGTTCTTTAAGTTTGCTTACATCAACTTTAGCTGCTGCTGCTTTAAATTGTGCAGCCGATCCTTGCAAAGTTGGATCTAATGCAGCTTTTACACTTTCTGTAGTTTTTACAGCGGTATCTTTTATTGTTGGAATACCGGTTGCAGTGGTCTTATCCACTGATGCACTACTTTTCCCCACTGACAACTTTGATAATGAAGATTGCAATTGCCCGGCAATGTTAGTAATTCCGCTTTCAACAAGTTTTTCTGCGGCTTGAGCCGGGCCGGCTCCAGAATTTAATAATCCTCCCAAAGACCCAGCAAGCCCGGAAGCTGCTGATTGTAATCCGCTGGTGTCTGTACCCATTAGTCCAGTCACTGAGGATATAGTTCCTTGCAGAGTCGGGTTAGCGTCCTGAAATTGATATGCTACTGCTAACATTCCTGCAACTACTTCCTTTGTATCGTAATCTTTGATCGCTCCAGACTTAATGCAAGCTTGGTATTGTGCAAGTAAAAATTTTTCCATGATACGATCTTGCACGTTTGTATCAAATGTAAATTCAATTTCTGTTGTTACTCCGTCTTTACCTGTAAATGCTGCTCCATTAGCAAACTTGTACCCATAATTAATTAATGTTTTGTTATGTACAGCATAACGCCCAATTCGTGGAGGTTCGTTGTAAGTACTATCGTTCGCAGTTTCCATAAAAGCAATTTGTACCATCAAGGCTTTTATATCACTTTCCCGTAACTGTGGAATATTAGGCTTTACCTTTGGCGTAGGTGCTCCAATTGGAGCATCCGGTGCGTCTAGTAGTGCCCTAGATGCACCTTGAGAAAACGGATTTTTTCTTGCTTCCTCTATCCCAACATTATTTGATTGTGACTTAGCCTGTTGTCCTGCTGCGGCACTTGGCTTTCCTACATCACCGGTAATTGACGATGTAACTTTGTTTAAGTTTGTCTGCACTTCTGGTGGTAAATTTTGCGATGCTGTTAATACTGTAGATGCATTTATACCGCCTGATTCAAATGCACTAAACATAGCCGATGCAGCACTAGCCCCTGCCTTAACTTGTGCGTTTGCCTGAGGATTATTTTGTACTGCATTATTAATAAATTCTGTTACATTAATTGGCATGATTAATCTTCCTGACTTCTTGCTGGCTCTGTTAATCCGCTACTTAGTTTTTTCTTGCCAGATTCTCGAGACCACGGTTCGTGCGTTGGTGTAAATGGGGCAACACTAGATAACCCACTTTGTGTATCAATAAACCAACGTTTAGTAGCCGGGTCAAATCTAACATTATCTTGCTGATATAATTCCATTGGCGGATTAACTTCCGGAGAAACTGGTGTAGTTGCGTCGGGCACAACTTTACCCGAAGTATTAATATAAACTTGATCACCACCTTTGAACCATAACTCACCATTAGCTACTTTCCATCCGCTAGTGGCGCCTGAACTAATTGTAGTTTTACCGGAGGTAGTAACTGTTAAACTTCCATTTTTTACATTAAACAATCCTGCTGTTTCAAGACTAGCATTTAATGCTCTTATATCTACACTACCGCCGCTGCGTACTCCAACAACACCGGCATTTATATTATACAAATCTTTAGCTGTTATTAATTGCAATGATGTTTGTGATTCAATTGATGCGCCAGCATACATTCTTAAAGTTGATCCTGCGTTAATATTCACGTTTCCGTCAGCATGAAAATTTAAATCCATTTCGGATCTGATATTAAGACTGTCGCCACTGTAGATATTAATGCTACCTTTAGGTGTAAATTCAAGCCAAGCCGTTCCTTTGTTATTAATAATGTATAATATTTCGTCGGTATCATTCATTAATATTTGATGGCCACCGGCAGAGCGTAATCTCAGTAACTGACTATCTCCATACAAATCTCCGTCGTCCATTACAAAGGTATGCCCGCCTCGCCGTTCAGTTGGTTGCCAATCAACAATTTTTTCACCTTGATTACCTTGCTTTAATGCATCGTCTAATGCATCTCTATCAGGATATTTGTCTGTTAAATCTGGTGATCCGCGTCCTGGTGTGCTAATTCCAAATACTCTACTCGGCGATTCTCTAGTACTAGAACTAGTTACTGTACCACGAATTGGATCTGTCTCTAGTCCTTGCTGAACTACAATATTTGCTTGATAGGTGTGCATTACTCTATCAAACTGTAGATAATTTTGTGCTTTATCTCTTTCTTCGCTTTCTAAATTAACTTCACTAGCCGGTAGATATACGTCATCAGCCGGAATGTCTCGATTAATACCAAAGCTAGTATCAAGATTAACTAATGTAGTTCCGCTAGGTCTAGCGATACCGGGTATCATATGATTTGATGGTGTGTTTGGGATACACGCAAACCAAAATCCTTTACTAACATCTCCGTTAACAAAAACAATTAATACTTGATTGTCAAGATCAGGAGGAACCGCCCAAAATCCATAGGTCTGTTGTTCTGTTCCGAATGTGTTAGGTTCTTCTACGCCAGGCTTTCCGATTGTGCTTCCAAAAAAGGGACTAGCATAACTTACTGTTAGATACGGACCGGATTCTTCTCCACTAATTGCAGGTATCCAAACTTCTAATCTACCTTGTCTAGTAGGATCAACATTGTTCTTTACAATGCCTATGTGTGGGCCCGGATCAACTTTAATACCGGGTGTTTGATCTCTATCGTATGCACCTGCAACTTTATTTGGTTTAATTGAATCTGACATTTTATACTACCGATCCTGTTTGTATAATATCTTGAATTTTCACTTCTTGTCCTGTGTAATATTCTCTTAATGTCTTTGCATTATTGTTAAGACGATTTGTAAGCTTACTCCAGACTATAAATTGATCTGTTCCTTTGATAGACTGTTGTTGGCTTAAAGCAAATGTTGATTGGAATATTGCTGCATTTTCTTTTAATGCAGCGTCTAGCGATTGTTGTAATTCTTTTCTTAATGCAATTACTTTTTCTGCACGGACTTCTGCACTTAAAGTTGTGTCTTGTCTTAGTTCTCTTAATTTACCATTAAATTGAGAAATAGTTAAGTTTGTGCTATCAGATAATTGTTTTTCTTGGAAATCATATTCTGATAATAAATCTTTAACGTCTGCTAAACTTTGTTCTTGCGGTGCTATTGCAGTAGCGTCGCTGGCATTAGATGGTGCTGCTTCTGTAGGTTGAGATGCCGTTGCAACGGTACCTTCGCCCGACGATCTCGGAACCGGATTTGTAGCCGGCTCGGCCGCTGCTTCTTTAAGTTTAGTATTATCTGCTACTGCAATACCAGTGGTATCAATAGTTGGATTAGAAGCTGGTGCTGGTGCTGGAGTAGCGACCACTGGCTCAGTTTGTGTAACGCCAGCCTTAAGTTCAACTTTAGTATTAACTTTAGGACTGTCGTCATAAAACAGATCGTTAGGCATTTTAATTAGTTCTAGTGTTTGTTCAAATTTTCCTCGGTTAAAATCACTTTTAACTTTGAGCACTTTATACACCCCGCTAAAAGTAGCATCTGTTTGGCGACCGTTTAATAATTTTATTTGTTTGTTTGTAATTCCCGTTTCGTCATCAATATCGGATGCACTCTTAATGAGCAGTTGCACAAATACTTGTTCTTGATCAAAGATTATTTGTCCGGTGTCGGGATTAACAGGAACAGTTTCATTGCCGTTTGATCCGCTAACTCCTAGCGTACTATTAGCTTCATAATCAACGCTCATTGGATTGTAATATATGTCGTCTTGTTTAATAAAGCCAGGATCACCAATTATTCGTAATTGAACATTTAACATGTCGCCGCGACTTGATGTGTAGATACTATCTGCAATATCCGAAACTGCACTAGAGTCTTTTTTATCTGCTCGGTTTACTTGCCCGGCACCTTTGGCATTTACTCCTCGTGGTTTGATTTCTACTGGAGGATTTGTGATATTTGGTTTATTAGATTTTCCAGGTTCTACATCTCGAGCATCATTGTCTTGATTTATAGTTGGCTCGCTATAGCCGACGGACGTTGCTGTTTTACTATCTTGATATGCTGTAATAGAAGTATAATATAAACTATCAAAATCAATTTCAATACTAACAATATCCTGGTTTAATCCGGTATAAAGATAATTATAGGATCTAACAATTTTGCTTTTGTTTATTCGAGTTTTAGCAAAATCTGGATGATAAGCATTAGCAGCTTTATATGGAACAATCGTATATACAACTTGTTTGCTATATGCGTTTCTGCTAGGATCAAAATCTAATAGATACACTTGAGGTATAATTTTATACCAATCTAAGAATTTGTATTTGTTTAGTTCGCGACGTGCTTCTTCAATTTCTCTAGTCCTACTGTCTTTTTCGTACTGTGTTTGATTAGGGTCGTTTAATAAATTGCTTCTATTGGCTATTATTTCGCTATTTTTAGCAATAGCTTCTTTTGCTTCTTTTAATTGTCCTGATATATACTCACTACTTTGCATTACTCTATCAATTAATTGCACAATGTTAATACCGGGATTAATATTAAATCCTTGTTTAGATTTACCTTTGAACGCCGGAGAACTCAGTACTGAGGCTTTGATTGATTCCATTGGGTCAGCCATTGGAGTTGTTCTTACTTCGGCATTGATTTCATCTACAATTTTACTTTTTTTAATTTTAGTATCTGCAATATTAAACGCAATTAACGACGGCGGATATTGGAAAGTTTTTCCGGCTCCAGATATTCCTCGCATAAAAGTGTTATATCCAGCTGGATAGCTTTTTGTAGTATAACTTGTAGATGATCTTAATCTATTTCTTTGTTCTGCAATTTCTGCTGCGGTAGGTTTAGTCCCTCCTGTAGATTCAACCTCTGTTGCCCATTTACCTAATTCACTTTCAATTCGTTCTTCATCGGCGGCGACTTCTGGAGAAAATATTTTAGCTATTTCACTTTCGCTGTCAAAGAATTCCCCCACTGTTCCTGCTTGCACACTTAACGCTATAGGCAGTGCTGCTACAGAGTCTTGGAAAGCTACGTGATTAAAAGGAATAGCACGGCAGCGATATTCAGTTCCCCCGGCGCCCGGCTTTATCTTCATTTCGGCAATCTTAATTGCTACTCGTTTTCTGTCAATTCTAATAGATTTGTTTCTTGCTTCATCAACATTGGATAAAAAATCTATTTCTAATAGATAAGGTTGATCAATGTAGTTAGGACTATACACAGGAGCAGATTCGCATGCGCTCATAAGCCTATCAAGTAACGTCATTCCGTACGGTTCAACAATTGTGAAATTTATTTCAACTGCATTACTAGCTTTAGTTTTAGCATTTAGTCCAACAACTGTAGTTAAACTAAGATTTTCAATAAAAAAATCTTCTTGGAAGTCTGGGTGTCTTCCGCTAGTTGTTACCCCAGTATTCCAATTGTAAAGAGGTGCATTAGGAAAGCTCCCGCCACTGCTTATTAAAACATATTTTGGGTTAAATTTATCTGGTCTATCTACTAATGCCGCATAATCTTGTGCTGATAAAAGATATAAAGTTATTCTGTAAGTTGAACTTGCATAATCATGCAATTTATTTTTTTTAGCAGCAGCCAGTTTAAATGACAACTCTTTTTGTTTGTCGTTTTCTGTTTTAGTAGTATCTACTTTATCGCTACTTGTGGTCCCAGTAATAGATCCTTGTTGCTTTCCTTGTTTTGAATCAATCTTTTCTGAGGATTTAGCTTCTGATGGGGGAGGCGCAGGAAATGCATTAGGAGGCAATTCTTCTGCTGCATCGCTCCTATTTTGATTATTGTTAATTTTGTCTGCTTCTGCGGCACTAACTGCTGCTGCTGGAACCATCGCTGGCATAGGATCGGTAGTTTTATCTGGCGATTTGCTACCTACTCCGGGCTCTGGCGAAATACTTTCATTCTTTATTTTCTCTTCAGCTGTTTGCCCGGCTGCTGAATTTTTGTTAGCTTGATCGTCAGTTTGTGTGCCGTCATTTGGTTTCTGTACGCCAGTTGCATTAGGACGTATAGTTACTTCTTCGTATTGATTCTTAGGTGGCGGTCCTAGTGCATCTCTGTTTGTAGTTACATTAAAATTTTTGCCTTCGGCTTCTGCTGCTCGAAGGGCTTTGTTTTTTTCTCTAAAATTAGATTGATCTAATCCTAGAGATCTAAGATATTCTTGTTTAGCTGCTGTAGTTGCTGCTTCGTCGGCTTTGTATGCGGCTGCATTTTTGTCTGACCAAGCTCGCATTTCTGCGGTCATGCGGGTTTCTCGTTCGCCGCCACCGCTTACTGTAGTTGTTACTTCGCCTCTAGTATTTGTTGGGCCAGTAGTCTCTGATTTATCTTCTTCGTCGGACCAACCTTTTGCAGCCGCAGCTTTTTCAGCTTCTCTTTCTTTTCTAAGTCTCTCTAAATTTGCCTGGCGTTCGGCTGCTATTTCTTGATTTCGTTTTTCTCTCGCAGCTTCTTGTTCGGCTACTCGTTTGGCCTCGGCGTCGGCTATGGCTTTTTCTTCATCAGCCGAATATACTGTGACCGTGCCGTCGCCCTGTCTTATTAGTGTGCCTCTTGAAGGACTGCCAGGTACATCATCAAATACATAAGCACCCCAGGCTTCTTCGGGAATGCCGGCGCGACGTAAAGCTTCTTCTTCATCGACTCCGGACTTAATAAGAGAGCTGGCCTGAGCCGCTTTTACTGGATCATATGTATATTTTGTTGCCAAGTTACACTCCTAGATCTTGTTGGAGTGTGGCTTTCTTAGGTATAAAAATTTGGACACCTGCTCGAAAATCAAATAATGGATCTTTAAGTACATTAGGATTACGTTGGGCAAATACCCACCATAATGCGCTATCACCATAAAGGTCCGATGCTAGGATGTCTGGACGATATTCATAGACTTTGTCTATTTCGTATAGGACATCGTCGTCCTTTTTAGTAATAGGACGATGTACCATAACATCTAAAAAATTCCCAAATGTCTTGGTTTGAGCATAAGGGCTAGTATTTTGATAAGCTACTTTAGCCATTTAAATAATTCCTTTGGTAATAAGATCTCCGCGGGCAAATGCGCTAAAATCAAAGTCTCTTTGTTTTGTTCTACTATAAACTGGTTGCAGAGTGATGCTAATAGTACTTACTGTAGGCAATCGTGTTTTGCTAACATCACTTGTAGTTGTTGTTATTACGCCCTGACCTTTTTTCTTTGCCGCTTCTTCAGGAGATATTTGTTGTTTAGTTGCCGAATCAATTAAAGTTGTTTGTCCTGGTGCTGTTACTGTAGTTTCGAGATAATCTACATCGTTGGGCATAGTATGCGAAAATTGTGTTAATAGGCAAGGAACATGCGGTAAATAATGTGCGCCGTATCCATCAAGGTACAAAATAGGAGGGGGCGATCCTTGATATGCTCCAGAATTGCCATAAAACATTTTAGTTGATGCTCTGAAAAAGTACAAAGCCCCTAATAGGTATTGTGCATCAAACTCGTTTTGCACAGAAAATTCACCGCTTATTTGAATTGCCTGTACTTCGCTAGCTTCATAAAAATAGTTTGTGTAGTTACTGTGAGTTAATGGTTGTGACCCATATCTAGCTTGATATGCAACCGTAACCTGAGGAATATAAGGAAAAATGACACCGTCTGTATCTTTAAGATACTTCATTACTCCAGGATTTGGATCTCTATATAATATCTGTGCATTAGGGCTAACACTAACACGTATGCGCCATTCTGATGCGGATTTATCAAACCCAATTACTGGTGCTTGCCCGCCAGTTGAGGAACCAATAGCACCGCCGTCCTTTTGTAAGCCGGCTTTTTGTAATCGGCTTTCTGCAGGGTCTCCTGAACCAGATGTCGAGCTTTTATTAACTGCGCCACTTATTGCTGGTTGCGGAGTTGCAAAAATTCCTATTTTTGAATCTTCTACTGTTGGCATGCATTTTCCTCTTGCTTTTTTGTTATTTATTTGTTAAATTAACAGCGTATTTTAAGGACTTAAATGAAACACAATTATCTAAATAACCGAGACATTCTTAAAGAAATCCATAAAAGTAAAACTACGTATTGTAGTTTTTTGACTCCTGAAGATGGCGACTACGATATAATCTTACCTAGTGTGGATAAAATCAACAAGAAGAATGCAACCGAAGGTCGTAAGCTTAGAGCCGAACGATTAGGAAGAGCAGCATATGATGCCGCTCAAGCTGCTACCACTGTTAAATTAAAACTCGATGATTTTGCTATTAAACCAAGTAAAATTAAAGATACCGATGTAGTATTTCGTATAATGACATGGGAGCATATTCCGATTGACGAAAGCAAATCAAAGAAAAGCAACGCTAAAACAGATCCCGACGATGAGGAATTATTAACAGAATACGACGAAGCTCCAGCTGTACCTGCTAAATTCCTAAAAGTAAATTTTCCCCCATTCCAACATTATAAAATTGACGAAGATGGAAATCCATATCGTGTAGGAAAAAGCCATTGGCAAGGTGATTTAAACGATGGTAAATTTTCTAGAGATCACGGTGCAATGACCAAGAAATTAGCACACATGTTTATGAAATTATGTGAGCGTTATGCTACCCGCAGTAACTGGCGAGGTTACACGTATAACGATGAAATGCGTAGCCAAGCACTACTTCAACTTTCACAGATAGGATTACAATTTGATGAATCAAAGTCGCAAAATCCTTTTGCTTATTATACTGCTGCTATCACTAATTCCTTTACTAGAGTCCTTAACATTGAAAAGCGCAACC